GTAGCAGTTGTACAATAAGAAGAAACACCAGTTTTCTCAATATTCTTATAAGAAGTTGTTCCTGTACCAACACCTTCTTCCATTACCTCTTTGTAGAAGGTAATGTCGTAGATGAATGTTGGGTTATATGGATTGAATGAGACTGTTATAGTACCATTAGTTAGATCTGCGGTAAAATCACCAAGGTCGAAGGAGTCTGACAGATCAGCATACTGAGAGATAAGTGATACCTTTCCATTATGACTTACAATAAACTCACAGTACTGAGTTTCGTTGACCAAAACACCCGCAGTAGCATCAAGAACAATTTGTGCATGATACTTAACGGCATTTACATTAGATGCCTCAAAAACATCTAGTTGTACTGACTTATTCAAGTCTGGGTCAGAGTAGAACTGAGGACTGATGTCATCAATCTCAAGAACCCTGTTGGTGTTGCAGATCAATGCCTCACCGAACTGATTTCCCCTGAATATAATCTTGTCGGACTTGGATTGGTCGGCACTCGTTAGTTCTCTAACAGCGTCCCAATCATACTTGCAGTTTACATCTACTTCATTGTCAATGATGATAATTGAAGATGCTTCCTGTTCTGCTACGGTAATACCAACACCGATGTTTACAGAAGATGTGGAAGCAACTTGGAGATCACTGTGCTTCTTAAATCCAGCAATGTGTGCCAGTGAGTCAACTGGTTCACTCCAACTGCTTATACCAACTTCTGATCTTAGAGAATAAGCAAAACGCTGATAATAATCGTTATCTTGTACTCTCTGTAGGAACTCATTTGGTTTACCAGTATCTTTCTCCCATCCATACTGCTTCTCAAGAGCAGCATTAACGGTAAACTGTCCAGAGTTTTCTACAAGGTTATTGACAACACCCGAAGCACCAGATTCCTTACCAGTAATCTTGTCACCAGTGTTGATCCCTACAATTGACTCAACTCTAATAATATTTGTAGAACTATTCTTACCAGCAACAATGTTTGTAGTGGTACTTTCAGTGTAAACTTCTTCACCAGCAAAGAAGACGCCTTCTGTTAGAGTTGCCTCAAACTGAGCAACATTTTGCTTTTTAGTAACAATACCAAATTCCAAACCGTCATGAAGACCTGGTTCCTTCTCAACTTCGAAAGTAATGGTTGCCTGGTTGACTAGACCTGGGTTTGTGTTAACACCAGTAATACTGAAGAACTTATATTTGTGGTCAGCAGAGTTGTAACCATTGCCGGTAGTAACACCGAGGTTTTCTACAAATACTTCATCACCAACAGCGAATGGTAGTGGAATCGCTGTCGTAAATCCTGTAGACGGTGTTTGTAGTCTTAGAGTGACCGTAGGATCCGAATATGTGGCAGTAATGATGCCAACACCGTTAGTGTTGTTAACTGCCAGGATACGATTGTCAAAACTGGTTAGATTACCGCCACCAGATACAATATGGACATCATTGACACTGGTTCCCTTCAGTGTGGTAATAAGATTTACACTGTCGTTAATTTTGTCAATAGTCTCATTGTATACAATCAGATTAGGAGCAGTTAGATAATTAGATCCTGTAGATGTTATTCCGATGCTCTCAAGACTAAAGTTGTCACGTAGAGTAATAACATCAGGTACAGATGCCTCTGGTCTCAGAGTCTCATCTGATGGGAAGTCATAACCAAATTCTAGGATTCTAGTCTTAGTAATATTGCCAATACTGTCAGACTGTACGGAAAGGACCGCAGAAGACCCTGTAGTGGACGCTACAGCAACTTTAGGTAAAGTCCTATAGTTTCTACCACCCTCTTCCACTAGGACCCTGTGGACGCCACCTGTAACGTTATTAGATTTGGTGGTGTACTGAATAACAGACTCGGAAGTGTATCCAACTCTTTCTGGAGCACCAGGAGTTACATAACGGAATTCCTGCGCTGTTGCAGTAGAAATAGAATGTCTACCAGAGAAAGCACTTGGATTGACAATGATCTTACCAAAGTCTTTTACATCGGTGTTGACCTCGACTTGCTTGTTCGCGTTTAGCGAAACAAACTTATAATACAGAACAGAAGGCATCTGCTCGGTAAAATGTACCGTAGTTTTGGCAGATGTGATTCCAGCAACTAGATTATTGACAATCTCGATCGTAGAAGATCCAGTTCCAACAAAACGCTTAACAAAATTAGGATCTTCGTAGAATCGGATCTCAGTATCTGTTAGATCAAGGTCTGATGTATCAAATACCAACTTATCACCGATAGTGACAAAAACTGGTGGGTTTGCAGAAGAACCGATACTGACCAACTTGGTTGCAGCATCATATTCCATGTTAAGTGTGCTGCTGGCAGCAGAGACCAATGTTAGGTCGATTACATCACCTATTTCTAGTTTGTGAGTGGATGCTGTAGAAACAACCGTCTCAAACTTGGTAATGTTCGCTGTAGCAACAGGTCTTTGTGTTCTGAAAGAATGGGTGTCACCAATACCGATTGTGCCGTTAAAATAAACGCGATCGTATACATTAGCAATCTGAGATGCCTGTGTAACAATACCAATCAGATCTTTGCTAATTTTCTGTACAAACAAGTTGTTTGTTGGTAGGAAATGTGTATTAGCACCATCAAAGGAGTATAGGAGGAAAGAACCGCCACTAGGAGTATACGTAACCTTATCACCATGAACAAAACGGTGATTTGGAATACGAATTGCCTTTGTTGGTATATTGATACTAACACTGCTGTTCCCAGAACTAATGAAAGAAACCGTTGTGCCAATACCGACACCAGCAGTCAAACCAACACCAATACTGTTCTCAGGATCAAAATACTCAGCAATATTCTTAGGAGTATCTACGCTGACTGGGTTTTTGGTTTTATAAGTGAATATTTTCTCAAGACGCTTGATCTCAGAGCGGTTTGTATGAGCAGCACCAACCGTGTTGTTTTGAGCACGGGCAAGTTTGATTTTCTGGTTGACAACATCAACGATGAGAACCTTCATTTGCTCATCACCAACCTGGAGAATATCATTCTCCTGGAACTTAGCAACGTTCTCAGTTAATCTAATATTTGTGGTTAGACCGGTTGCCAACAGAGATGTGCCGAGACCACTTCTAACAAATGGTACATCAATGATATAGGTCCCCTCTAGTTCACTATAAATGCTGCTAGAAATGCCAGAAACCTTAAGTGGGATACCTGGGACATAACTATGAATACCGACGGTAACAATACCTGTTACTGTATTACCCTCAGCAAATAGTTCTACCCTCTCATTAGTTTCGATGGTAGATGTGATTACTGTGACAGCAGCACCCACAACATCGGTTACTCTACCAAGAGCACCGAATCCACCTGTTCCTGTACTGTTAAACGCAAGTGTGTCACCTACATTGTAGTTCTTACCAGATTCTAGGACACTAACATTCTTAACAGAACCCTTAGAAGTTGACTCGATGACACAAGGGGTGAATTTTCCCTTTGCGTTATCATTGACAAACTCATACTCACGAATATTCTGCTTCTTGGTGTTTCTTACAAGACCAGTAGGTAGTTTGTCTTGAGTGGAGGTAAACTGTAGATTATAGTCCTGTACTTCCGCATGGAAGGAGTTGCCCACAACATATGGGAACAATGGTTCTCTGCGGTTAGCAAAAGGACTGTTAGAGTTTGTTACTACAGTGCTAGACTCTGTAACATAGTACGCATAGACACCATTTGGATATTCTGGTGTTGCGGCAAAGCGTCCATTATGCTCGTCTAGATCACCTAGACCTTCCTGATATGCAAAGTCTTCTACAAAGAAACCCTTATCGTAGTCGGCAACTGGTGGACCATCTGGTCTAGATCCGCCAACGGCGTCATAACTTGACTCAAGATACTTGAGTACATTGTCTACCAGCGCATATGGACCATAGATTGGATTACCATCATACGCATAACCAAGAATTGGTGAATGCTCTACACCATCATCACCCAAATATTCCCGTAGTTTGCGCGAAGCATAGTAATTGATGTATGGAAGATTATTTTTCTCTACCTTCAGGTTGCCATAGTAACCATCATCATCCGCAACATCACCAAATTTGGCGTATCTGTGGACATTGTTGATTGTCCACTCTTTCAGATTGGCGCTACTGATAAGTCCTTCACCAGGAGTTTTGGCGGCAATAGTAGTGCCGGTGCGGGTATAGTTGATACCTTTATTGATTACATCGATACCTACAATCTTGCCACCGCTAATTCTTGCCTTTAGTCTAGCGCCAGTACCGTCACCAGTAATGATAATGTCAGGCACACTAAAGAAGTCCTTACCACCAGCTTTGACTGATACAGAATCAATCTGACCGTTGATGACAACAGGGACTAGTGATGCCTGAGATCCAGTAATAACACGGACATCAGGTTTAAAGTTATCGTTGATTACAAGAGAACCAAAGTCAGCACCAGACGTTACTATGTTGATTCCGTCAACTACACCTCTTATGATAGGAGTTGCTGTAGCGTCAGAAGTGCTAATACCTTGCTGACCTTTGATTTCTACAACGATTGATGGATAGTTAAACGAACCTGTACCAGAACTGGTCGTTAGATTGACAAATGAGGTTAATGATGTAGAGATAGAAACTCTAAACTGATCTTCATTGATTTTGATAACATAATAATCGTCGCCACTTGTCAGTCCAGCAACAGTGCCAGTAAAACGAACTTTGTCGCCAGAAGAGTATCTGTGATTCTTAGCAGTGATTACATCAACAAACTCGTTAGTCTCTTGAATAGTAACTTCTCTGTTAAAGAAGTCTGTACTTGAGATAACGTTGACTTTATCTACCTTAAGTCTGGGGATCTTAGTACTAAACTTGTGGATTCCAGCACCAGACGAGGTGAGGGGAATAATCCCAACACCCAACACTGCTTCTCCCTGTGTTCTCGCCAGGGATATGGTATAGTCGTCATTCTTAACGACACGATAAGTTGATTGGTTAACCAGATTACCTGGAGTAGTTCCGATACCAATCGTAGTTGTACCATCCGTGGAATAGATGACTTCTTCACCAGACTTGAACCCATGAGCAGTTTTAAATACAAATTTGTTAGTTGATGTGTTTACAATACCACCTACAGTAGAACTGTCAAACTCCACTTCATGCGAGACAGACTTCATCTTCGCATCAGCAGTACACTGACCATTACCGCCAGTGATCTTGACATCGGGTTTGGACGTGTAGTCTAGACCTTCTGTATCAACTAGGAACTCTACAATTGGTCCAGCAATCTGTGCTACGACAGAAGAACCCGCTCCAGTGTGTCCAGACTGCTGTACGGACAATCTAGGAGGATTGATGACATCATATCCGGCACCAGTGTTTAGAACTGAAACATTATTGATAGAACCGTAATATACACGATCAGATGACTTGGAGGATTGTATCTCAACACCATTAAGGAACAAACCTACGCCACCAGGTTCTACAACATCTTTTTTGTTGCCTAGGGTTGGATTATCAAACTTGCGAAGCAACTGCTGTGCTCCAATGTCCTTGAGACCAACCTGGAAAGGCGTCAGAGACCCAGAACCGTCAATTGTGATGACTTGATCCCTACGAGCATTCTCGGCGCTCAGAGCAAGTTTAAACTGGTTACCATTAACACGTTTAACGTAATATGGTTGATCAGCATTAAGACCAACAGCACTTCCAGTGAAAATTACGATCTCACCACTGACGTAGTTGTGATCGGGGACTGCAATGGTATCTCCGGTAACAGTAAACGATCTGACACGCTTTTGTGGGTCAATATCGTAATGTGGCAAACTGTTAGATGCTACAAAAATCGAAGAATCGCCAGAATACGTATTCTGAACGTTTGCTACAAATTCTTTGTTTATTCTTAGTTTGGTACGGATAAAGTATGTGGCACCAGGAGTTAGAGTCGGACAATTAATGTCCAAAGTCCTAAGACCGATAATATTTGTTATGGAACCATCTAAAACGTTACCATCTACATCAACAACGTCGATTAAATCGGCGCTATTATAGAAAGACTCGTCAAGTAGAGAAATTCTGTAACTATTGGGTCCAATGAGAGCAAAAGTACTAATAGTATGCTTGACAGCACTATTTTGAATCCAAGAATGGAATTTTAGGTCTTCTTGCTTTTTGCCAAGAGTCTTAATCTTAATTTGAGTACCAGAATCCTGAATTACGCCAGATCCGTCAAAGGCAACTACAGAATTAAGTACACGGAGTTTTACGGGAGTGTTAGTGTCCCCATCTTCATAAGAAACCGCAACATTTCCTTGGTTTAGAGTTTGACCAATACCGATCGCTGCTGTTACACCGGTAACGTTTAAAAATTCAGTAAGAGTTTTATCAGTGTACTCTACAGTTTGATTATCGTAAGCAAGAGATGCCGATTTGGCATATCCTACTGTAGAATCGACGTAGAGAACTGTCGCGCCGATACCAATACCCTTTGTGGCGTAAGTTCTATTGGTTGGAACAAACTTACCTACCAAAGTATCGGTAGAAAGTCTAATTTTGTAATATGTACGATTATTCAGTATGATGGATTCGACATCGTAGATAGAAGCACCCGCATCGCCCTGTGTAAGCGTCTGTGAGACGATCTTAGTGGGGTCTCCGCTGATTACCTCACAAACGACAACATCGTTGACTACAAAGTCAGCATCGGATGGTCTGAAGAGGAACTCTTGAGGTTGAACCATCTCAACCTTCTTATCATATAGCGCACCAAAGAGAATCTTAAATGCTTCTTCGGTACCCTTCGACTTATAGAAGTCTTTTGCCTGTCTAATAAAGTTAGACTGGTCTAGATTGCCGTTTAGGAACCTTTCTTGGAACCCAGGTAGAATTTGCGTCTTCAGTTTCTTCAGAAACTGGTTTAGGAAGACGTTGCTGAGATTTGTTACTCTAGATTCGGCACCATGAGTGCCAACACCACTGATGGTGAAGGTTAGATGCTCTGGTTCGTTGGTTTTGGCATTTTTCTCGATACCACTAAAACCACGAACACACCCAGTGAATGATGTAGACCCAATACCAGTGTAGGTAATGATCTCATCATTGATTTTAAATAGACCCCACTGATTAGGGAACCCTTCTGTAGAGTCTACGTAAATGGTGGTGTCTACACCATTAATATAACTTGTTAGCGAGGTAAACCCAGTAAGAGTCTCCTTGTTAAGAAAGTCTAAGGATTTATATTCTGTTAAATTTTCGGCAATATCAACCGGACCACCCTGGAATTCCTGGGAGTAATAATACTGCTTTAGAAATTCTCCAAACAGAGGATTCTCAAAGTCAATATACTCAGGTATCTGACTTTGGACAACCTCGTGGATTTTTACACGGGATAGGGAGGTCTCGATCATCTGTTATCTGGTTTTCTTACCGTTTTGGTAGCTAGATTGTGGTTGATAACGAGTTCCAGAGGTATTAGCACCTGAAGAGATGCCATCTTGCCTCATGAAGAAGTTACTCTTAGAAACGTCGAGTTGTAGATACAGTTCCTTACGTGCCAAAACGTCGTTCGACATTGGGATTGCCTGAATCTCAATAATATTGTCAGGTTGGACCGTTGACGTTATATTCACAGTATCTATAAGTACTTCACCGGTCTCATAATTGACTGTTCCAAATTTAGTGGAAACAATTTCAGGTTCAGAGTCAGTATTGAGTCTGAATAGGAATAGATTTCCAATATCAGAACCTTCTATAACTTTGTCAGCAAGGTAGACTGTACCTTCGATACTAGAAACGTTAAATCCTGTAGATTTTACGTTATACTCGTCGTTACCACGGAAGAATTCATTATCAAAACAAAGTTCATACTGAGTGAACTGATTTATGAAGGCAGATAGGTTTCTGCGAATTCTTACAGTCGTGATATTTGATGTGATAGAGGTATCCACACCATCTACTAGAGATGTGAAGTTAGAATACTTAAATCTACCACCAAATTTGTTTAATTCACCGCTTCTAGCGTACTGAGTAATCGCAGAAGTGACATCTGCTTTCAGATTATTAGGATCACCCGTAAAATTGGCGTTATAATAGACGTAACTATCAACCTCAACGTACAGATACTTAAGATTTACGAAACTTGGAACAATTCCGGCGACAGAATAACTCTTCAGAGACTGTAAAAGTTGCTTTTTAGTTGATTCTGCGAGGAAAGCACCGTTTCTTGGTTTGGCAGCGATAAAAACGCGACCATATTGCGGAGGATTTAAGTCCTCACCACCATAAGCACTGACAGATTCGATATTTGGGTAGATAGAAGGCAAAATTGCTTCATAGTCAGACGCTGTTACTGCTCTGTTTTGGGCAGCATAGCGTCTTGGAGCATAATTTCTGATTGATTGTACGGTTTCTATGTCGTCACCGTTAGCAGCAGGCACCCTTGAGAAGATATTTGGAGAAAATGACGAAATATTCGCGCCGTTTTCGTCACTAATCGTTCCAACAAAGTTAAAAAACGATGCTCCGTTCGCTTCTTTACCTTCAGTCTTGATATAAGACGCCTCAATGATGTTACCAGACTCCAATTTCTTACCGAAAATACTGTCACCGAACAAAATTTCGTATTTTTCGTCGGTTGTTTCTTGGATTAGGTAGATATTTGACGTAGAAGTGACGCCAATAATATTATCGACAAGTCTATACTCGGTAGAAGTCGTAGAAGAACTGTCTTCTTTGATTTTTACGCGCAGAGTTGAGGTGTCAATGTCGCTATTTGGAAGAATATAGCGGGCATTTGGTTGAGAAGTATTAACAGTCCAGTTCTTTTCTAGGTATTGACCCTGATAAATGGTCAAAGTTCCTTCAGTTACACCATTATCTACAGAAGATACGTATTTTTCTGGGATAGAGAATAGAAAATTCTTATCAGATACGATCGAGTTTGCGATCAAACCTGGTTCAAACGTCACTGTTGCGTTTGATGTGGCAATACCAGAGACCTGATAGTCGATTTGTGCCACTGCTGCGCGTTTAGAACGAGGAACGTATCCGATGTTACGCGCAAGTGAGACGATATTTTCTCTTAACGTCGCTGAATCGATGAACGATTCATTCACCACCATGTTTGTGTTGTAGGCAGTGATATATGAGTTATAAGCAAGCAGGTTAATGATGACCGAAAGGTTAGAACCTTCGAAGTCAAAGTCGGAGAAGTTAGAGTTCTCCCTCAGATAGTCTTTAATTGAGGACTTGATATCCTCAAAGTTTAAATTGGTAAACTGAGTTAATGCCATATTAGAGTCTAGTTGGTTCTAGAATGAAAGTGACAGTCTGAGGAGGCGTTGATAAACCAACTATAGCGTATTTAATCTCAACTTCTAGAGAGTTCTCATCGGGTTGAGAGTTAACAATAACCTCAGTTAGACTTACTCTAGGTTCAAAGTTTGTAATTACAGTCTCAATTTCAGTTTGGATTGGCAGGACTAGATCGTCTGTCGCCAATTCGAATAAAGAATCAGTAATTCTAGTGCCAAGTAGATCGTTAAAAAATACTTCTCCTAGGTTAGTTCGTACCAGATTTTGTACAGCACGCTTGATAGCGTCCGCATCTTTCAGCGGAAGCAGGTCATTTGTAACTGGGTGGCGTTTAAAAGACAGCGAGATGTCCTTAAAACCCCTTGAAATCCTTTGAAGAGGCACTTATACAATCTTCGTGTATTTAGTGCTATTTAGAGACAAAAAAAGGGGGTCTGTGAAGACCCCCTTCTGTATTCATTTACCTTGACCGCGATATGCTTTCTTTTTACTGTTACGGGAAGTTGCTGCCAGTTTAGTATACTGAGAATTTCCTTGACGGGTTTTCTTAGGTTTAGACTCAATTAAGTCCACACCGTTCGATGATTTCTTGACTGCCATAATTACTCGATTTCAAGTCCTAAGTATTCTACTATAACATCCTCGGGATGTGGTGTACCGTCAGAGTAGAACTGGTCTGCCAGTTCTTGAGTAATATCTAACATTTCCTCTTCTGTAATAGAGGCGTGGATTTTACTCCCCTGACAGTATATGTCGTATCGTTCCATGTATCTGTGAGTACAGAACTCTGTACTATATTAGATTACACGGGTCTTCTCGTGTCCAACACGGATAGTGGGGTCGCACCAAATCTCAAAACCTGCTTTGATAGCATCAAGGCAGAAAGAAACATCTTCGCCACACATATCTTGAACTTCACCAGAATCAAAGACCTGCATCTGCGGAGCAAACCAGGGATACTTCATCTCTGGGTGCTCGAATACACCTTTCTTAATAAGAACCCAACCGAAACCAGTATAGTCAACAGTAAAGGGTTTCTTACGTTTCTGAATGCCGTCAACCATTTCATGGTTCATGACACCACCATTGGTCTTGAAGTCATCTTCTTCCAACCAGTGAGCAACTGATGTAGTACGACCATCTTCGGTACAATACCAACCAGCAGCAATATCCTTCTGCATCCACACAAGTTTGTAGAAGCATTCTAGATTGAATACGATGTCACTATCAATCCAGAGTTGATAATCATACTCAAGTTTGCCGTCCCAGGGAATTTGGTCTGGACCACGAAGCACGTTAGCACCAAGGCACTTACAACGTGCAAAGTTCACCATGGAACTGTAATCTTGTGAAATCTGAATAGAAGCACCACTCTGTACCAGATCAAAACAGAGTTGTACGAAGTTCTTCAGGTAAGTATACGATACACCACGACCAGGGAGACAGAATACTACACTCTTGCCTCGGATCAGTTCTTTTGCTTTTTCAATGCTGAACTCGTTATCGTCGTCTTTCGTAGAACCTCCAGGCGGTGTGGTCACCACCTTAAATCCTTTTGCCATGAATAAAGATCAATTTTTTACTAGTAATGGGAATCACCCCAAAGGTATGATACCACGGTATATATGTGGTGTCAATCGTCGTCTTCATAGACATATGGGTCTTGTCTACGAATCTTCTGAAGTTTATACCAAACGGTAATCCGTCGGGTTAGTCGGGTTAATAGGTCTCGCATAGGTAGATCGAATTCTGTTTAAATGTGCCTCTTTGGCATCAACAACTTGATTACCACTTCTAATTATACTCTCAATTTTACCAGCAATCACTTCATGACCCTGCTTATTTGGATGACCCTTTTCTGCTCTTGGGACATCAGCAGTATCTAGATATAGATCAAATGGTAATACCGTATTAGCATTAAGGGTCAATGTGATTACTGGGACATTATGTCTGAAGAAGTAATCTTGTAATGCCTGGAAGACTATGTACTCAGTTGTGTGACCCATCTCATCAGAATACACATTCCCGTAGAAAAAATCACGGTACTGTCCATGTGCTGCTCGATTTTTAGTCTTTACATTAAAAACCGTATTAGGACCCATTCTCATAAATTTACCTTCCCTAGATCTCGCAGGACTATCATCTGAGTAATACTCTGTTCGAGCAGGGAATGTAAACTGAAGAACTGCTAGATCATACAGTGATGGATTGCAGTATTCGTAAGTTGATCGCAATAGTCTGTGTAGACTGGTGCCTGATTTTGCTATGTTGACAATCTCAGCATCAAAGGTTTTACCTAGCAGTGTGGAGAATCTATTCTTCTCCATATCTGGTTTCTCACCAAGTTCTTGCCCATCAGTCCAAGAGCACCCATTAAAAAAGATTTTCATATAGTTTCCTGATACGTGTTAGATGAGATTGCTTAGCGTCGGCATACGTAGAATTTTCTAATCGTTGTTCTAAAATCTCTTGAATCTTATCGGCGATTATCCTGTGACCTTCTTCAGTGGGATGTGTTCTTGGTGCCAGAGGAAGATTCTCCTTTCTCAAAAAAATATCAAAAGGTAATGGTGACTCACTATTCAGAGTCATTGTAACCACAGGAACATGGCATCTAGCAAAATAATCCTGTAATGCCTGGAATACAATATACTCTTGCGTCAAACCATACTCTTCCGTATAGGCAGTCTTATAATAACTCTGCAAATACTCCCAATAGTCTGGTAAGAGATATGAGGATAGATTGTCTGGTCTACACTTTGGGTAGAGATTGATAAATGAAGAATCTCTGGTCTTCCAATGCAGACCATCTACAAAACATTCAGTCCTCGCAGGCATGGTGAACTGAAGGATTGCTGCATCTACTTCTTTAGGATTACATAGTTCGTAAGTTGTTCTAAGCATTCTCTGAATGCTACTTCCTTTCTTACTATTGTTAATGACTTCCGCATTAAAATGTTCTCCAACTAGAGTGGAGAACCTACTCCTTTCTCTATCCTCAAGTTCTTGTCCATAAGTCCAAGAACAACCACTAAAGTAAAGTTTCAAGGCTTGTAATAATGAATCGTGATGTCTTCTTTGTTATATGATGTCGGTAGACCTGCTAAGATCATTTGTGACATCTGTTCTTTCTTTTTCTCTGCTTGTTCTTTTGTCAAATTCTCAAACGCCAGTTTGTCGTTTAAGTATATGCTGTATGTCATAGGATTACACTCCTAGTAGGTTGTCCTCCCCTACCTCTTATATATCGTTTCTTCTTACCTTCAGACTTGATACGACGCCATTCTTCAATGCGATCCCATCGTTCCTGTTGGAAGAAGTATTGCTGGAAATACCAGATCTCTACCGCATCGTGTGCCTTCTCCTTGTTACAACGTTTACAACAGCATAGCACATTTGTCAACTCACTGGTACCCCCTTTTGCTTGGGCATGTATATGATCAATCGTATCACCAAATTCTCCACAGTAAGCACAATTATAATTCCACTGTTCCTTAATTGCTGTCCTCCACATCCGTACTGCTTCTGCTTTACTACATGCCTTTAACTCAAACAGATACTCTTGTGGAGAACTAAGCATAGAATGTTGTCTACGTATATGTATTTACCAGATTTCCAATAAAGAGAGTGTCGAGCCCAGGCACTAGAGAAGTTTCGGGGGTAGAGGCAATAGGTTTGCCGCC